TCAGAAGCGGTACTTCAAAGAGTTCGGGGATCGCAAGGTTATGAACGCCCAGACGGGCGCGTGGCATAACGATGAGGAGCCGTTGGGGTGGTCGGGACGAGCGACTGAGATCATCCACTTCTGTAACTACGATCCCACGAGCCAATACTACGGCGCTCCTCGGTACGTCCCCTCGGCTACCGCCATTGCAGGCAACCGGCAAGCGGCGATTCGTAACGTTGCGTTTTTCGAAAATGACGCCGTGCCCCGTATGGCTCTAATGGTGTCTTGCGGCAAGCTGACCCAGGAATCCATGCAGCAGATCGAGGACTTCGTTCGCGGCAAGCAACGGGGTGCGGATCAGGCGCATCGGGTCATGATTATTCAGGTGGAGCCCACTCGCGTTGGATTCCAGCAAAATAACAAAACAATGATCGAATTAAAGCCGCTCACAGTGGGAGTCACTGAGGACGCGAGCTTTCAGACGTACCGGAATGCTAACGACGAAGAGGTACGTGAGATCTTTGGACTTGCCCCAGTCTTTTTCTCCACTGAGAATGTGAACAAGGCCAGCGCGGCGGTTAGCCGTGAGATTACTAACGAGCAAGAGTTCGAACCGGACCGGCTCGCGAAGGAATACACGATTAACCAGACCATTGTGACCGACTTGCTCTGTCACAAGATTCGCGAACGGCATGGAGTTGAAGAACCCGAAGATGAATTTGAAGAGCGTGAACAGCGCCGCAAGATGCGAAAGCACATCTTTGTGCAGTTCCGCTTCGCTCGTATGACTTTGACTGATCCACTCGATACAGCCCGCATGGACCACGTATACGCATCATTAGGCGCAATGACGCCGAACGAGTTGCGTGAGCGGATCGATCTGCCGCCGTACCCGAAGGAATACTTCTTCGGTGATAAGCCCATGCCGATCTCGATGGCTGAGATGAGTGCGGGGCTGGCGTTGTTGACTGAGCTTGATGAAGAGCAGATGCCGCCGTCGGATCTTCCGGGCGGAATGCCGGATGAGGGTGAAGAGGCGGATGAGGGTGATGGGGCGAAGCCGCAGGGCAACTTAGAAGCCCCCGACATCGATCCCCCGAAGATGCCCGGTATGGCGGGAGAGCCGAGCGTTGATATCAGCGGCTCAAATCCCGGCGGGAAGCCGTTTCGAGAGGGCATTGAGGTCATTTCTCCGGGCCCGGAGACCAAGAAGGGTCCGGGTCAGCGCTCTACTTCGTTAGAAACACGGGAGAGCGGTCGCGGAAAAGCGTATCCACGTCAACCCCGAGTACGGGAACGTGGTTTTTTGATTGCAACCAATATGATGGAAGAAGCTCGCCGTCGCGCTATGAAGCAGATTGACGGCCTCTTCAATACTGGGGGACGCGATGGCGAATAACAATGAACTGCATAAGGGCAATGCCAACGACCTTGAGAACGTCAAATTTGAATTTGGCGCTCATTATGAAAAGGCGTGGCAGGATGAAGAGACGGGCAAGATGTTCATCCGCGCCGTCGCCAGTGACGACCGTCTTGATCTTCAGCGCGACCGCATGAGCGGCGATGCGCTTCAGAAGATGGCGGACGCCGCGAAGGAGGGTGTTCCCTTCCTAGAGACCCACCGTTCCGTATTTGGGTTTGGCAAAACCACAAACGGAAAGGTCGTGGATATGAAGGACGAGGACGGCAAAGACGTTCGGAAGTTCTTTGTTGAGGTAGAGCTTAACGGGGAGTATCCCCAGGCCCGTGAACTCTTCCGTGAGATCGCTGGTGGGGGTTGCACCAAGCAGCTTTCTATTGGCGGCAAGCTCAATCTAAAGAACCGGGACGCGGTGACTGTCGAAATGACCCCCAGTGGGCTCTCTCGCACCATCAATGATCTCGCTCTTGACCACATTGCTTCGACTCGGCACAAGCAGGCCGCGAACCCCCGGACCAACTTTGTTGAGGCCATTGCGAAGGCATTGGACGAGGCTCAGGAGTCCGGCGGATGGGAACCGGTAATTACCGAAAAAGAATCTCTTGCAGCAGCCGGAACCACTGTGCAGAATGCTCCCCTAGTTATGGATAACGCCAACGACATCCAAATGGGTGCTCAAATTCTTGCGAACCTTGGTCGGCTCGCCAAGAAGGGCGACCTCGGAGGTTCAACAATGAACAAGGCCGATACACCAATGGGTGAAGAGACTGCGACTCCAATTGCGGAAGAGACCACTCCTGAGCAGGAGAAGGGTTTCGGTAACGGCGCGGGTGAAGCCGATTTGACTACTCCAACTGAGGAAGAAGAGAAGGACATCCGCCAGCCCAAGCAGATGCCGGAGCAAAAGCAAATGACACAAGCAGCAAAGAAGTACGGTCAAATGGGCAAGGTTGCCGCAAAGGCCATCGTTACTGAAATCCAGTCGCTTCTTGCCAAGATGCAAGAGGACGACGGCGAAGTGGCTGAAGAGATGACGCCGCTGACGCCGGAAGAGAAGGGTACGCCCCTGACTCCGATGGATGAAGAGATGACGCCGATGAGCCCTGCCGAGAAGAGCATTGTCGATACGCTGAAGGCGACTCGCGATGCGCTGATCAAGGTCGTACAAGGCGCTTCGCACCGTGATGGCGAGTCGGGTAACTCCGATGCGCTGCCGGACAATGCAAGCGAGCTTTATGCGCCGCGTGACTCCTCGGCTGCGAAGCCGGGTGATAAGTACAGCCCGGACTCGGCTCCTGGCGGCGACTCCACTGATGTCGGCAACTCGGGTGTTTCTGATTCGCGTCAGAACATTCAGGTCGGCGGCGAGATTCAGTCCACTGCGCCTACGGCGAAGTCGGCATACGCGCACACGAATGCGGATCTGAAGCGGCACGATAAGTTGCCGCAGCAGAACGACAATGTTCTTCAGCAGGACTCGGGCAACTTGCTCGGTAAGTCGGTGGATGGTCAGCCCGAGTGGCTGACGAAGAGCCTCGTGTCGCTTGAGAAGACTCTTCTTGAGAAGCACCTCTCACTGACTCAAGAGTTGGTAGTGGCGGCGGTCGAGAAGGTCATGGAAGAGCATGGCAAGTCTAATGACGAGGTACAGAAGTCGGTTGATGGAGTGGGTAACCTCCTCAACGACACGGCCCGCCGTCTGGCGGAGGTCGAATCTATCGTCACTAAGGTTGCTAAGACTGGCGGTGTAAGCCAGAGCGGGCCACGGGGCAGCGCAGACTCCACGGTACAGCCTCGTCAGCGCAGTAGCGCTCGACATGGTGTGTGGGGCGGACTATTTGATAAAGCACGGGACGAGGCACTCGGAGCGTACTAAGCGCTTCTGAAATCTACAGCCCTACAAGGGGGAGATCTTATGAACGTTGGAAACGCTCATTCTGGTTATGCAGACGTAAATGAGGAAATGATTGAGAAGACCATCGCCACGAGCGATCTTCTCTCTGGGGGATTGCTGAACCCGCTTCAGCAGACCCAGTTCATTACTCTTGTCAAGAAGTTCAGCGTGTTGCTGCCGATCAGCCGGTTTATCCGGATGCCGCGACCGCTTATGGACATCGACAAGCTCTGGATCGGTGAGCCGGTCACGGAGTCGGTTGATGAAGCCACTGACACGGGTAATCTGTCCCGTGCCAAGTTCCAGCGTATCGTTCTGCGAGCGCAGAAGATCCGCAGTGCGTGGAACATCACCACGGAAGTCCTTCAGGGCAACATCGAACAGAACGAGTTCGAGCAGACCATCATGAACACGATGGTCGAGCGTATTGCTACTGACCTTGAGGATCTGCACATCAATGGTGACACCACAACCATTGGTACCACTCCTCGTGACCGTTTGCTTCGTCGCTTCAACGGTTGGAACGTTCAGACCGAGAGTGCGCACATCGTGGACGTAAAGGGCGCGTCGATTCAAAAGGGCATTTGGTCCGAGATGAAGCGTCGGATGCCGAAGCAGTACAAGAACGATCCGGGCCTGCGCTGGCTTGTCGGTGACGCGATTGCGACCGATTGGGCAGATGTGGTTTCGGACCGTGGCACCATCCTTGGTGATGCGGCGCTCCAGGGGGCAGAGATGTCTCCGCTTGGCACGCCGATGATCCGCGTTCCGCTCATTCCGGACGATGCGCCGATCACCATCACCGCAGCGACTCGCGCTGAGTTCTTGGGTGGCGAGTTCCAGCCCTTCATCATCACCAGCAGCAATGACACGGTGAAGTTGAAGGTGGATGCGCTGCCGGGTGCGGGCGTAACCATCGTGCTGACGCACGGTACGCTCAACGCGGTCGAGGTCGCGAAGCAGATGAACGCCGCTCTCAAGGCTGCGATTCCGACGCTGACTGAGGATGTGGTTCGTGATGACCGTGAGGGTCGTCTGCTCCTTGAGAGCCCGACGACTGGTGCAGCTTCCAACATCGTTCTGATGTCGGTGGCAGCGGCTTCTCAGGCGTACACCACGCTTGGCCTTCTTGGTGCTCCTGGCGCAGCGGATCCGTTCCCGGCCGTGGATGTCACCAAGGCGGGTGCGGCTTCTGGCACGGCGAACACCGTGTTCGAAGGCTCGTTCATCTGGCTCAGCAACCCGAAGAACTTCATCTCGGGTATTCTTGACGGCACTCGTATCTTCACGGAGTTCAACAAGAACACCGATCAGATCGAGACCATCGTTTACAACCAAGTGGATGCACAGGTTGAAAACGTTGACGCCATCGTGAAGGCCAAGAACATCCGTCGTCGCACGCTGATCATCTGATCCGCGTAATAGGTAAGTAAATGGGGGGCGGCAAGGTTTCGACCTTGCCGCCCCTTCTCTTTAGAAAATGGGCGCTTTCGTACCACCGTGCGATGGAGTACAGTCATAACGTCGCATGGCAAGATTTTTCACCTATCGGTTTGGAGGCGTGCGGCAGTTCCTCGGACCTGTTTCCGGGCTGTCCTACACCTTCGCTAAGGATGCCGTTACTCGCGTTGAGCGGGACGACGACGCCAGCATTTTCCTCTTGATGGGTACGGCGGACGCCGGGACATACCTCTTTCGAGAGGTGGATATCGCCGGGAACCCCGTGGGGCCCTTTCCGCCAATTGATAACAGCCAGCGCTTTTCGATGATCGATCCGAAGCGGTTCCCCTCGGACGATATTGGAGTCACCGTTAAGGAATGGCGGACGATCACGGAAGATCTGTCTGACCCCTTCCTCTACTACCACTTCTCCCGTAAGCGGTTGATGCCTTAGGAGTAATATGCCCTCAGGATTTGCTTCTGGTCTTCAAACCGTCTTTTCGTATGTGACCATTCCTCAGGTCCGTGCGGCAGGCATTCTGGACGAGACCGCCGACCCCGAGTTCGGCATTGATGATGTGCCGCTGCGGGCGGCGATTCGGACGATGAGCCACTGGATCAACCGGCTCACGGATCAGTGGTTCTTGCCGGTGCGCCTCAATGAGAAGGCGGACGGGGCCTATACCAGTGTTACGCGGCTCCCGAATCTGGTCCCGATCCTCGACCTCTTTGACCTCCGCCTAGAGCGCGAAGGTCTTATCGTCTTCTCGTACCCGCGCATCGCCTATCAGGTGAAGCAGCGCTACGTGATGATGGTCACGAAGCACGTTCGGATCCCTGATTACCCGCATTGGGTACTGATGGATGGGGTCTTTGGGTGGCTGGTTGATGATTACGTCCAGGTGCAAACCACCCTGACGGCCGACCTCCCCTACGGATCGGGCGTCGCGTCAGTGGCGGAGACTGCTCGGATTCGGGTTGGGGACGCCGTGCTCATCGGGAACACCCCGGAGCCCGCATCCACCTCGGTCATCGTTGAGGCCGTCAGCGCCCCCTCGGGCCCCGGCACGATCACTTTTGATCCGCTCTTGGTGGCTGATTTCACGGCTGCCTCAGGGGCGAAGGTCGTGAAGTACGGACGGGTGCCGGATCTGATTCAGCGGGCGTGCCTGCTCATGATCCGCGACCACATCCCGTACAAGATCGGTGATATCGACACCTTCATGGATCCCTTCGGGAAGGGCACCCGTCTCAACAGCGAATCGGTTGAGGGCTACTCCTACTCAATGACCTCCGCCCCGGCTCAGAACGGGCACGGCGGCGGGGCGTGGTCCACCGGCAACGTCGAAGTGGACGACATCTTGACGCAGTTCAGCACCCCAGCCATGTATATCGGGAACGCCTAATTTGCCGAAGAATTACGGACACCCGGTATGCATCAATAAGATCGTGGTCAAGGTCCGCGCCTTAGATGTCACGCAGACCGTCCAAGACCCTGATTGGCGTGAGGCGAAGCAGAACCGCATCTACTCCGATCCGATCACGGTCATTGGTCAGGTCGTCGGGCTTGAGCCCACCTTCAAGATGGAGCGTTCCCAGACCGGTGACGCGCTGCCGACGCAGGTTCACTTCGTGTTCCGCCCACGGGAACTCAATGCGGTCTCGCCGGGGTTCCTGATTAAGAAGGGGGACCGCATCGTTGAAATTGACGGGGTCTTGACCGATTTCAACGTGATTCAATCCGTTGAGGCGTCGCCCTTTGGCGGCAACCGGCAGAAGCAAAAGGCGTCTCCGATCCTGTTGCACGTGACCGCCGAGCAGCAGCGCAAGCAGCTTGGGTCGATCTAATGGCAATGAAAGCGCCGAAGGCTTCGATTCGCATTGCGCCCTATGGCAAGTGGCGCAAGTTCATTCGTGACTTGAATCGCGCCCAAAAGATCCTTGAGGGAGAATCCACTCAACGGGCAATGGAGGACTTGGCGGAGACGGCGAAGCACCTCATTGTCGATGGGATCGAACGGGGTCGCGATGGTTGGGACTCCCTGAGTGATGTCACTCGGGAATTCAAAGGTAGTTCAAAGCCATTAGTTGATAGCGGCATGTTCGTGTCGAGCATTGACACGTGGAAAGAAGGCAAGCGTTGGTTTGCTGGATTGCCCCCAGGCGCTAAGGGTGATGACGGGCAGGATCTTGGGATGGTTGCGGGCATTCAAGAGCATGGAGCCCACGTCCCCGTCTCAGATGCGTCTCGAAAGTTCTTTGCCGCCCGAGGCTTTCCGCTCAAGGCCGACACGAAGTTCATTCGGATCCCCCCTCGCCCTTGGCTTGCACCAGCGGCCGAAGAGCTTGAAGAACACATCGAAAAGGCGCTAAAGCCCTGGGCCGAAGAGATCTTCGAGGAGTTTGGGTAAATGCCAACTCACGAAGGAAAGCTTCGGTCCGATGCCGGTCTTGTTTTTGAGACCCCCGTTCCACCGGAAACGGTCGAGCGGGCGATGGTGCTAGTCGATGTGGGCTTGACGCTCCGCAAGCTCAATGCGGCAAAGACCATGTATGACCCCTCGGGTTCGTACTACGAAACAATTGTCGAGTTGCCGAATTGGAAGGCTGAGGGCATCACGGAACTCTATGGCTATGAATGCACCGAGCTAATTCAGCCGGTCATCGCAAACCAATTGGATGCGGATAAGGCGACTGTTGGCTATCAAGTCTCGAATGATGATGGGGCAACGTGGTACGTCTGGGACAGCACCGCGTGGTCGATAGCGACCGGCGTACTTGACGGGGTCTTCAACACCAAGGCGACCCTGGACGAGCGCATCAACATCTTCCCCTTCTCGGCTACCGCCGACCGGCAGGTTCGTCTTCGCGTCAAGCTCACGCCGGGGGCCAGTGGCCGACAACGCCCGGTCCTGCGCTCATTCGTGGTCTATAGCTCCATCAAAATGGATCTATATGAGGATGTATCGCGCTCATTGAAGCACTATCTGGATGACGCTTTTCGCATTCCGATGTGCTTTATCTCAGAGGTGGCGGGAGCTACTTCCGTCACGATCCCAACCAGCAGCAGCAACCCCACCGTTCAGCCGTCTGAGCCTGGGTTCGATGTTGATATTGAAGAGCCCGCAGCGGTTTACAACCTGACGAGCGATCCACAGCGACTCATCAACCTCTTCTCATCCCTCTCAGGCCGGACCCTCTCGATCCTTGGCCCCCAAACAGGAACGCTTGAAACCCAGTTTACGGGGGTTCCTGACATTTTTATTGGGGCCGAGGAGTTCTTTCAACTCAGCAAGATCCCATCCGTTGCGATCACCGTTGACCGCCTGGAGCAGTACAACCAGATTCGTTACTGGGAGCATGAGCAAGAGCGCTCGATTGGGCGGGGCGTAGGCCGAAACGTTCGCCCCCGCCAATATTATTGGATTCACGTAACGATCCGAGTGCAGTCCTCACTCAAGCAACAATCACGCAGAATGGTGGACGCCATTTCACGCATTGTTGACAAGAGTGATGAATTCCCCTCAGTTGATTTGGGCGAAGCTTACTGTGTCTATGAGCAAGTCAATGAGCTACAGGAAGATCGCATTGCAGACGGTCTTTTTGTCGGCACTATCAATTTGAAGATTCTCGGCAAGGTTTGGCTTAAGAACCCCGAGCCCGATATTGAACTCGTTCAGGACATTCACATCCTTACGAGCGCCCAGTTTACTTGCAATTTGAATCTTCCTCCGCACCTACGAAATGTGTATCGTGAGGAATCGACCATCGATGGAACTGACGGTTGATGGATCCTTTTAGGAGGAGCACATGCAGGCCACCAAAGAAGTTATGAACATTAGTCTGGGTATGCTCCACATCAACCTCGACACGATGGATCCGAAGACGCGCAAGCGTCAGAGTCTTCATTTGAAGCCTCGTGAAGTGGGCAAGATTACCGAGGAACAGTGGCGGAGCCGCCGCATCCAAAAACTTTTGGATGCGAAGTTCCTTATCGATAAGACTGCGGCGCATGAAAAGCGTAAGCAGCGTGAAAAGGAATTGGGTCTTTAGCCCAGTTTCAGGTGCATTCGAATGCGTGACTATTCGAATGCACTTTTCGATCTCGCGGTGCGACTTCCAACAGAACAGTAATAGGGCGCATTAGATAGGTGAACAGCCCCTAATCCAACTGAACTGATTGAGGGACATGATATGGCACTAGCTGGAATTGAAACTCTGCATCCCGATGTCTTCATTGTTGAAGAGCGGGGGATTCCGCGTATTACCGGTGTTGGCGTTAGCACAGGCGGCTTTGTCGGCGTAGCTGAAAAGGGCCCCCTGGATCGTGCTGAGCTAGTTACCAACCTAACGCAATTCAATCAGGTCTATGGTGGCTTCTTCGAGGGTAGTTACCTCGAACCGTCGGCACGGGCCTTCTTTGACCAGGGCGGCACGCGCTGCTTCGTGGTTCGCATCGTAGGCGATGG